AGTTCTTCGACTTCGAGGAATTTAACTGCTTCCAGGAACCATGCCGACTGATCGAGGGCACCACCTAAAACGGGTGGTAATCCCTTCGAGTACAGATCGCACAATTCAACCGCATCGACCATCGGACTGCAAAGCTTATTTGGACAACCTAAGATCCGAATCGAGCCTTGGTTGCATTCGTTACAACCTTTGCCCCTGCACTGCGGGCACTCGATTTCAATCGGCTCTCGCTCTGTCCCTTCGTCCTTGCATTGCTTGCTGGAGCATCCTCGGCAAAGCTTTCCTTGCCGGATCAACGCCGCAAGCCTCATCATTTTTTTTCGTCGCCGCTCATTCGCTGATTGGCTCCACACTTTCGCAACAACTCTCGGCACTCGTCGAACGTCAGTAGATCCTCGATCGATTCTTTCGAGAAATCACGCCCAACATTTCGCCAGCCGGCCAAGCAGTCGAACAAACAATCCCGCGTCTGATCGAAAACGTCTTCAATACTGACGCCATTTTTGAAGATGATATCGATCACTTCGAGCACTTTTCGTTGCTGTCGCATCGATTGTGCTTTAGCATCGAAGATCGGCCTCGATGCCATCGGAATATCTTTGTCGCTTTCGAGCCAGATCGGAAAAGTCTGGCCTGGTTCTAAACTGATCGGCATGTTAGGTCGCTGCTGTAAAGGTGATCGAGCATTCTTCGTCAACGCTTGAGCCGTTTCGGTTTGCCTGCCAAGTGATCTCATCGACAACCATGTTTTCCCGGTCGGCTTCACTGATCGATTGGATCTGAGCCTTGGGTGCATTGATGGTGATCACGCTGTTGGTTGGCCCGTCGAGACTCCAGGTCAAAGCATGTTCGCTCATGTCAAGCAGTTTACCGTATCGATCTTGAGTGGCAACCAACTTCGCTTCAGGGTTGCCCGTGATCGTCACGATCCTATTGGTGATAAGTCCCGCAGAGAATCCCGCCGCTGTCCCGCTGGACTCTCGGAGCATCATCGTGTTTCCGCTGTCGAGCGTGAGATTCTCAACAAGCAGATCAACACTGTTCCAAGTGGTTGTAGATGTCGCAAACCGCAAAGGCTGAGCCGTTGGGTACGTTGGCGCGAGGATCGCGGTATCGGTCGGAGATTGCCAAATACCCATGAAATCAAATTCAAGGAACGCCGCTTTCCCGGTCGGGCAATTGAGTTTGAATGTCCCAACACAACCGCGAAGAAGCTTTAGAACTCCATCGATATAGACACCGATGGTCAAGGTCTTGACGTTGCTTCCGGGTGCTTCAGTTCGAGGTGTGAACACCTGGCCGGACTTGACCCAACCGCAAGCAGGCAAGAACGTATCGGCCCAGGAGGGTTCGGTTGCTGTCCCGTCCCAACTGGCATCATGCTTAAAGGTGATCCGGCCCTTGTATCCACCGGGCACGCTGGCACGCATCCCGTATGAGCCTTGGCCTTCTCGCTTCTCTAGTTCCGTTTCTGTTTGAATCATGATGTCGTAGCAATTGAACGCCGCTTCAGCCGCCGTCAATGATTCGGCGGTTCCTGGAGTCGATTCAATCTTGGCCGCTAAGACTCGTTTTCGTTTCAATAAGGTCATGTTAGGTTCCTAGTTTTGGAGATGCACGAAGTTTTATTTTGCCCTCAGCCGCCATTGTTACGTCTCGCAAGCGTCGCTTGATCTCGATTGGCAACCGCTCAGCCGCGACCTTTGCCGCGACCTGCGGAATGTTCTTTTCGTCGAAGTAATCGCCTGGACTTTTGCCCTTAACCTTGCGGATCGCTCTCGACCCTTCGATCCGTTGGAAGACGTTACCGCCCCAGTTGCGAGCGATGAAGCCATCGAGCACCGCAGTCCATCCACCGCCGACATGCGTGCGATAATAGACACCTTCCGAAACGGTCTTCTTCTTTCGCTTGCGTGTGAACTCGTAAGCCTCGTGCCAACGAGCCGGGAATGGATAGCCAGCCCAAAGCTTGACCGCCGTTCTCGGGCTGTCAGCCGTGGCATTCTGCTTGCGCCAAACGGCCTTCTTCAATGTCGCTGCTTTTGTGTAACGCTTCGATGTGAACTTGTTTTTTGAGTGAAGCTTGAAGTTTACAACCTTGCCGAGTTGCTGCGCTGCTTCGACTCCGACCGTTCTAGCTGTTCGATTAACCGCTGTTGCCATGTGACGATTAAGGTGGCCCTTGAAGGTTCCGAGTGCTTCGGTCAGCCTTTGCAAAGAGGCTTGGTCAACGTCGATTTTCATCTCTGTCGTCATGTTAGCCTCTCACTTGGGTTGGATCATCGTCGTCGGTTCGGAACGTGATTGCGATCGGACAGTTGATTCCATCAAGACCGCCATCAGCCGAAACGTATTCAGGACTCAAAAATTGTGCATCATTCGCCAAACCGCCGAAGGTGTGCCATGTGCTTGACACTCCCGCGATCGCTTTAACAATGTCCGCTTGAAATTGGTTCAATGCTTCGTCGATCGTGGCCGTTGATCGCTCCGAAGGCATCAGGTGACAACGGATCTGGTATATCTGCCGGTAGGCTTGCGCTGGTGGGTTGCCTGGATGCGACAACTCAGCGACTAGCTCCTGTGGCCCTTGAACCAGCATGATCTGGCGATCCTTGGGGGTAAAGTCACCGAATCGCGTTGGCCGAACAACTTCGAGGACATCGGTTGCGTAGTTGCTGTTGCCGATCATCGCATTCAAACGCGACTTGATTTCAAGTGCGATTTGTTCGACGACTGCTACCGGCATTCGAGTTGCAACATCCCGTTATCGTGGCCCATCAACCGGGTAACAGTTCGACGCTCGACCTGTTTACCGACCCTCGGAGAGAAAGCAATCTGATCCCCTCCGAGGTTGAGTTCTTCCGACAAGATCCCTTCGATTCCATCATTGGCGACATGCACCTCAAAGACTGGCGTTATCGTGTCGCCGTCTTCTGGCAAGATCGCTAAAGCGTCACGGATCACAACCGCATTGATGTGCCGAGCCTTGCCGTTTTCTTTATAGTAAACGACAGGCTCAGCGAAATCATTCGGATTGCAAAAGACTGCTTTAGCATCTTGCTCGATCATGTCGCTGATGGACATCGATTAGGCTCGCTTGGTTGTGATCTCGATGTAATCGACGATAACCGAATCGGTGTTGGTCGATGCAGTCTTTTGCAACTGAACGTAGGGCTGTAGACCCGTCGAGAAGTTGCTCATATCGAAGACCGTCGAAGATGCAACCCTCTGGCCGTCAACGTAGAATTTCACGTTGGACTTGCCACCAGTGAAGTCGATAAAGAACCGTTTGTAAGTCGTCGAAAGACTTACGCCGGTCGCAACGTCATCCTTGTCGTTAACACCATCATCGCTTTCGCAAAGGATCGCATTCGAACCGATCAGACGGAAGCTAGCATGAGCCGCCAAGCTATCGATCGTATCATTTCGAGCCGTGCAAAGACCGAAAGCCAAAGACGTGGCCGCGTTAAGCGTGCCGCCGACCTTAACGCGAAACTCGATCGACTGCAACAAGTCGATGTCGAAGTTAAGAACGTCGCTCTTGAAGACGCAAACATTCTGCACTTCGTTTGCGCTGTCGAAAGCAATCGTAAGTTCGCCGTTGATGCCGCCGACGGTATATGTCGGAGTACCACTTGCCGAGGTGTCCGCCAAGTCCCATTGATCAGATCCAACAGGTGATGCAAGCAGGGTTTGTGGCCCTAAAAAGTCCTCAGTCTGCACCAAAAAATCTTGAGTTCCAGCCATTTTATTTTTACCTTTCGTTTGTTTGTTCGATCCCAAAAAGCCCTCAAGCCGCTGGGCTCAAGGGCTGAAATTCACGTTGCAAGCTACGCGGTTGCGTACTTGTAAAGACCTCGCCAATCAATGGCTTTCACGCCGAAGGTTTGACGAACCTTGTATTCGTAAACATCCCTTCGGAAATTCCAATCGCTTTCCAGGACTGGCGATTCTTCACCTTGCAAGAACGAGACTTCCAAGGTGTCGATCTGCGACGGATCTGCCGACAAGTACCAAGCGGTGGCACTGTTGCCGTCGAGGTTCGGATCGCAAACGACATTGAGTTGTCGCGAACCTCCTTGGCCGTAAAGGTTTTGCACTCCCGAGTTACCGTTGGCAACGATGTAGCTGGTCGATGAAACCAATTCCAAAGCAGTTGCCTCAAGAGCCGCCGGAACGATCAGGTAGCGAGGAACAACGCTGACGATCGTATCGCTGCTAAGTCCTTTTTGCGTTCGCATTGCTGCGAATGCCGCGTTGAGAGTCGAAACGCTTGGGGCAGCAGATGCACCGCTGAGGTTTGATCCGCTGGCGTGAGATGCAGAGAACAGAGCGTTACCGTCACCCATCAAGGCGTTAGCAGTCAAGACTGCATAGACCTCCTTGTTGACCTTGCGTCGGCAAGCGTTGCCGTGCATGGCAGGCACTCGGCTGATCGCGTCAAGATCATCATTGATGACGGTTTCCCAGGAGATGGTAAACATCTCGCCATACTTCTCGACCTTGTACGACTCTTTGGAATCGCTCATCGCCTTTTCTTTGTACTCGGCCCGCTCTGGCACTTGCTCAGGATCAGGTGCTTCGCTAAATCGAGTTCGATTGATCTGCTTGAAATCCTGAACGCTTGGAGCTTGACGCGCCCACACTTCCCAGGTGTAGGGGGCTTCTTCGTAAGCCGCCAAAAGCGTCTTGTTGATCGAGTCGAGCAGTAAGTTCGGGAAGCTTCCGGTAGTGTGGTAGGCACTACGTTGGATAAGCTTTTCGTGTCGTCGCAGTGCATCACTGTTGCCCATCGCAATCTTTGCAATGTCAACAGGGTTCATGCGATCGGTGTTGATTCCCTTTTGACGGAGAACCAACTCGGCCAATCGATTCAGACCCATCGACTTGAAGTCGTGAGCATCTTTGTTTTTGTGTGCTTCGCTTTCACGAGACAGCCGAGCACCTCGATAGGATCGGATGATAAGACCATCTCGAACCGCATCGAAAAATCGATCGATTCCGTTTTCGGTAACGCGAACATCAGAGCCTTCGACGGCTCCGCCAACTGGGTTTGAAGCCATCTTTCGGATGATCCTTTCTTGAGCGATCTCGACAGTAACGGTTTCATCATCAATCAGCGAATCGGCAAAGCTTCGCTCAAGCCTGGCCAGTTTGCAGTGATTGAGGATCGTGCTTCGTCGCACCTTCTCGGCCTTGAGTTGACGCTCAACTTCGGCCTTTACTTCGTCTTCCATGTTTTCGACCTTAGGCTTTTCTTCGCCCATGTTCTCGGCTCGTTGAGTTTCGTCTTCGGCTGGCTTTTCGCCCTCCATCAACTCAACCTCAACCTCCGGCTGTGGCATCTTCTCAGCCATCCAAGCAATGATTTCAGCAGCATCGGTCATCCCTTCCGGTAGACCGAGCATCTGGAGTTTCGCCATTAGCGACTCGTCCATTCTCGTAACCCCTTCCCGGTCATAAGACCGACGAACAGTAGAATTAGGATCTGCACCCGTTGCACAGAT